GGGCGTATGATGTAGAAGTTAAAGAAGGCGTTGTCAATATCCAGTGACTGAACCTTATTGATAAGTTTGTGCTTACGATATGGTAAACGTATCTCTTTCCAATCAGGATTCCAATCTCCTTTCCATCCATACTTTATCTCAACCTCGCTGAAGTAGCGATTATAACCTTTCTTTGACTTGATGTCAACAGAAAAATCTTCTTTGGTATCAAGAATCTCGTGACCATTAGATACCAGATAGTCAATGATAACGTCTTTGGCTGGACGGTCAGCGTGTTCATATCTTTGGCGGCTGAACGGAATGTTCACTGCGCCTTGTATTGGTTTAAGTGTCATAATGTTTTCCCTGTCTGTCTGTTGAACCCGTGTAGCGGTCTGTCTTCCCGCTTGCCTCGCTTTGTGTTTTCAGAACAAGACACCCACTCAAGGTTATCAATACTGTAATCCCACGGGTCGTGGTTTATGTGGTCTACCATACACTTTACTTGCGGTAGAGTATTCTCAAGAAAGAATATTGCAACCAGTGTATGTATGTAAAACGTCTTACCTTTAAATCTAATCGCTGGATAGATGTCTCTGCTATATGATGGGGTCAAGTATTTACCCATCTTCTTGTTGAAGATAGCAGGCTTCCCACCAACGTCCCGAAAAATATAATACAAATCTTTCGGAAGGTCAAGCAGAAAATCAATCCGCTTTTTATTTTGATTTACCCAGAACTTGTCGCACTCTTTAATGCGAAGCGGTGGGGCAGACATATCAAAACAATCTCCTGCTCTGTATGTCTGCTCCAGCTGCTCTGGGAAGAGGTCGCCCTGTATCATAGGTAGGTGGCCTCGTCCACCGTATCGAAGTCTTCTGCGTTAGGGTCATCAATCTCCTGCATACGACCAGACTCACGGTCATACAGCAGGTAGGTAGCGATGCCTGTCTCACCTGCATATCGGTTCTTTAGAACACGAATGGTGGTGGTGTTGGCTGACACAGGGTCGGATGCCTGTTGGTCACGCTCCATTGCAATCACTGCGTCACTGATTTGTGCGATGCTGTGTGAGCCACGTAGCATGGACAGACTAATCTGCGCTCCCTGCTCTTGCCCCTTGTCACCTGATGCACGGCGCAAGTGTGATACCAGCAGCATACAACACTGTGTCTCCTCGACCAGTGAGCGTAGCTGGGTCATCATCTTGTCGATGTTGCGCCGCTCGTCCTCACCCTCCAATCCCGATACAAGTATCGACAGGTGGTCGATGATGATGTAGCGGCAGTCAAGTGCCTTGACCATGTAACGCACACGTGCCAGGATTTCATCTGTCTGTATCGAACCGAAGTGGTCAAAGGCGAACACACGCCCCGTGCCTACAGTTGCTTCCTCGTATTGTGTAAGCTGCTCCTGTGGCACTTGCTCACGCACCTCTTTGATATACAGACGCTTGCTTGCCTCGACTGACATCAGGTGGAAGATAGTCTGCTTGACGTTCTCCTCAAGGCTGATGATGCCGATGTTGCTGTCGGTGTTGTTGAGTAGGTGATGCTCAAGCTCACGCATGATGCTGGACTTACCTGCACCAGTGCCTGCTGTGAACGTGATAAGCTCACCTGTTCGCATACCATACAGCAACTCATTCATGCCCTTGTATGGGTAGTCTACCGACTGCTTGTCGTCGTCTTCATACAGGCCATCGAAGCTTTTCAGATTGACGATACCTGCTGGGGTGTAGGGTGCTGCGTCCCACCACCGCTTGATAAACTCTTCGGTCTTGCCGTGCTTGAGATACTCGTTGGCATCCTTTGCCTTCAGCTTGACGATGCGGCACTTGTTAGGCTCGAAGATGGACGCAACCTTTGCGGCTGCGGCATTGCCATGCTCGTCATTGTCGAAGCACACAACGATGTTGTCAAACTTGTTGAGCCACTCGAACTGTGCCTTGACATCCTTGACCGCAGACTGTGCGCCGTTACGGACGGACACTACAGGCCACTTGCTGCCCATCATCTGATATGCAGAGGCGGCATCCAACTCACCTTCGGTGATTGTGATATACTTGCCACCATCACGAAACAAGTGCTGACCAAACAGCCCCGCCTGTGGTAGTCGGCCTTCGGCATGGAAGTCTTTGGTGGATACATGTCGAACCTTGTTCGCAACATGCTGACCATTCACATCGTGATATGGGTATATTTGCTTGTCGCCTGTAACAGTAATGCCATAGGCTTTGGCAGTATCAATAGTGATACCACGGTCTTCAATAGCCGTGAACTGCCCTCGACTTAATGGGGTATTCATTGTATGAACCTTTCGTTCTGTGACGCTGACAAGATTGTCAGAGCCTGATGCTGCCGTGTATGTCTCACATACAAAGCAGTAGCTTGACCCGTTGTCATACAACACATTGCCATCGGACGAGCCGCACTTGCCGCATTCACCACGGCTGACCACGTTTGCTTTCTGTTCTGTGTTCATCTATTTGCCTTTCTCTACATAGTAGACACCAAACTCTTTGCCCTTGTCAAACAAGAACAGCTTGTCGTTCACCAACTCTGTTGTCAATCCCATACCTGTGGCAAGTAATTCACGATGGCGAAAGAACTCTTCTTTGTCCCGCACCTCTTCCATGAAGGCGGGGGAAAAGCCTGTTGATTTATACATCATTCTGAACATTCTGAACCTCTTTCATTGCTTCAGTTAGCGTTATCTTTCGAGAACTGTTGTTCTGCATAGTGATTGCACGGCGGCGGATACTACGCAGCTTCTGCTTCTTGGTCTGTCGTTTCATTCGTCATTGTCCTTTCGTGTCAGTTCCATTGGGTGAAACCTACTCCATGCCCTTGCTAATGTCAAGCGTTTTTTTTCATGCCACTCTGGTGTCTGCCGTTTCTCCTGCTTGCGGCGGCGAACCAAGTTGCGATGTCGCTTCAGTTGTTTCTCATTCATTGTCTACTCCAATATGCTTTTAATCCAGCCAGTCACAATGTATTTCGTGCCTGACAATGGTGGGTTTCCCCTGTGTTGATGTGTAAATCCTGCAGGCCACATAAGCATTGTGCCACGGCGGGGTAGGATGCGTTTACTCTGGTGCAAGAACTCTGTCTCGCCGCCATGCTCAACGTCATTCAGATACATCATGTATGCCATTCTACGAGTCGCTTCATTCGCTTGGTTGCTCTGCTCGTAATGCCACATGTGGTAGCCGCCTGTTGGTTCGGTCTTCTGTATCTTGTAGGCATCATTGTATAGTCGCTCCTTGATGGAATACTTAGCACAGTATTCAGGCAAGCACCTGCCCATGAGCCTTTCATTTATCATACCTGCTATCCAGTTGAAGCTGGCATAGACTTCATGCCCACGGCCAAGACTTTGTATCTGCGGAACACCTACAGCCAAGTCCTTTTTCATAAGCGGGTCAGCGTTCTCAAATTGTTTTCGGTCATAGCAGATGCCCAACTCCTCACAGGACTTGAAGTATTCAATGATTTGATTGCACTCATCCTCTGAAAACAGGTTGTCCCATTGTTCGATAAAGTCCATCATGCGTGTTCTCCCTTGTGTAGGTAGGCCAGGGTAAGGCGGGTGTTGTCCTCTGCCTTCCACGGCTGATGCCCATAGCTGTAGCCTGCTGACATCTTTCTCTGCATACGTTCAATCCACTTGTATGCTTCGTCTTCCTCGTGAAAGAGGCGACCATGAAAGTCTGGCATTTTCTTTAGCTTTCGAATCGGTGTCGGCTTCACTGGTCAAACTCCATGTCGGCTGCGTCCAGTGCAAACTCTACGCTATCTGAATATATTTCTGTGGACTCTTCCCGTGCCAACTTCTTGGCTTCCTTCTGGCTGTAGCCCTCTTCAATATACTGATGATACAACTCTCGAAAGAGTTGCTTGCGGTCTTTTTCCCATAAGTTACTCGTCATCTTAGTCCCACCTGTAAAAAATATGGCTGTCAATCTTGACAATCTTTGTGTGATGTGCCGCCCATGTGGGGAACACATAGTCGGCGTGATAGTGTGTAGCACCCTCAAGGAACGTGCCTGTCCAGCCTTCCAGCACCATCGCTGCAATCTCCTGCGATTCTTCGAAGGCTTTGTTATTGAATGGCACATCAGCCAGCCCGTCACAATACCAGCTAAAGTGGCATCGGTCTTTGACTGGATAGCTTGTGCCATCTTTGGTTGTGTAGTGCTTGCCTTGTGTAATAACTTCGCACACTGTGTTTGGAAAGCGTGCATCGTCAACACGATTCATTACCACCTGACCGACTGCAATCTGTCCGATGACAGACTCGTTGCGTGCCTCGTGATAGATGTTGATTGCCATGCACATCAGTGCATTAGCGAAGAATGTTTCAATCATTCCAAATCCTTTCGTGTTCCCACTCACGACCAAGCCGCTCATTTTTGTGAGCCTTGATGTGCTTTACTTTCTCGTAAGCATATGATTTGTCACCAGTTTTTACCTTCCGCCACGGGCTAAGAATATTGTCTTCATACCACGGGCGGAACATTTTAGTGTGTTTATTCGGCACTATGTTTTCCTTTTCGTTTATAGCTACCCTTGCCTTTTTTGGCAGGGATTGTTTGGGGTTTATATTGTCCTTCGGACAGGGCTTTAGCCGCCTTATTCCTTTTCAGGAACTTCGGGATGTTCAGTATTGTTGTCATCGTTATTCACCACTAACTCCAGTGTAGGTTTGGGTTCTTCCTTGTAGCACATGTCAATCACATTGATTGTATCAGGCATGAACTCCACATCCAACACCTGTTCATCTGATGTAAGGTCACGAACCATTACATACTCCAGCCATTCAACAGGCATGGGTTCTTCACCGATGATAGGCCACCACGGCTGCTGTCCTACATCTTCAATGTCTGTGTCAATCACAAACGAAACTTCATATCTAGCCACAGGCTATCCTTTCATAAAATTATACACGTTGATTGTTGTGTTAAGCCACACGCCAATCAGGATTCCGATTTCAATATACGATATTGATAGTGGTATGTCAAGCATTAGTTTTCATATCCCTTTCCGCCATACAGCATGTGAAGCATGGCTTTTTCTGCCATTGCTCGTATTACTTGCTCGTCTTCATTCGACACGCCAAGATGCTCTAGCAATTCATTGTCTGACAGCATGTCAATGTCAAAGTCATCGTCATCCTCAATAGGAAGCACAGTCATAACTGGCTCAACATATGTGCCTTCTGGGCAGAACTCCACAATATCTAGTATGTCCTGTAGGCTGGACACACAATCAGTAGAGTCGCCATCGTCAGTGCTGCCAAGCACTAGCCCCTTACCAGCCAAAGGCTGCGGGTATCCCTTGAGTTTGAAATATCGTTGGCCTTCGACATACAAGCCCTCGTCATCTACATATATTGTGTCTGCCATTTCTGTGTAGACTGTTGTAAATAAGTCACACCCAAGCAGGGCATGGATGTCCTTGTAGTCACCCGAATACTCGACCACCTCAATGGTCTGGGTGTATGGGTCAATCAGTATTGCTTGCATCATTTGTCATCTCCATCATGCACAACGTCATATATCTTGAAGTCTCCGCCGTTCTCACACTCTGTGTAAGCACCATATTCGGCAAGGTGGTGGGCATACTCCCACTCGTCCATGCCTGCGGGGATTTCGTCTTCGTCAAACTCAACCTCATAAGCCACGCTCATTTCGGCTAGTGCTGTGTATCTTTTCTTAGGCATCTTGCAACTCCTCGTCATCTCTAATGTAAGAACATTCCCAATCTTTAGCTGCGTCCCAACCAATAGCATCTTGCAGAAGGTCAAATGCTTGCTCCTCTGCTTCGCCTTCGTCTTCCGCATTTACTTCGTATTCGTAATACGTGTCACTGATAGGCTGTAAAAATACTGTGTATTTCTTAGGCATCTGTCAAATCCTGTAGCATGTTGTCCCATTTATTGCCTTCTCTGCCTTCCTCTGCTTGCTCACGCTGCCAGTCACGCCAGTCGCTCTCGACCCACGGGAAGGCATCAAGCACATCATCGGGGATATATGTGGACGGGTCGGAATCGGTGTAGGTTTCCCAGCACTGGTCAATATGAGACTCGCCATCACCTTCGGTGTGACCGATAAAGCAGCAGCCACCTTCTTCGTAATACAGGTCGAAGGTGTAGCCATGCTTGAGCATACCTGTCACCAGTGCCTCAATGGGCGGCGACCATGCAGTCGCAAACGATACCTCTAGCGTGTCGCCATCAAGGGACGCATAGGTTACATCGAAGATGTCCCACTTCGTTCCCCAGTGTTGGACGCACCAGTTGTAGTCCCAGCCATAGTTGATGTCGGCAGTGAACGGCACAAGTTTCTCAAGAAACTTTGGGTTGTCGCTATCGTCCATCTTCAATTCGTTCATCAGGCTTTGCAGAAAGCCCGTGTCATCTGACTTGATAGTCAGGGTATTGTTGCAATAATTAGGCATTGGTTATCTCCTTTGCTGCCTTCAAAATATAATTGCCAGTATAACTGACACCACTAGCAGTGTCAATAGTGTTACAGGGTTTAACATCAGGAACATAAAGCCTTGCATGATTACTTCCCACATAGTCATAGCGAGAAAGACAAGGAACAAGATGCCCAATATGGTGGCAAGGATTGTAAACATTAGTCTTCGTCACCCTGTTGCCACCAGCCACAGCTATACAGGGCTTGTCGTGCTTCTTCCTGTGCTTGTTTGACATACTCACCAGTCACAGGATATGTGACATCATCGTGTGAGTATGCAGCCAAGTGCAAGTCTTCCAGTGTCTCGCAGGACACCATTACCATAGGTTTATCAATCTTCTGGGTCATCGTAAAACTCCACTGTTAAGTCCCAATTTATGTCTGACGGGGCATACCCCGCATCAATCAAGTTATCGTAGATAATCTCACCTATAGCATCTCTTTCGCCTACAGTCAAG